TACAGGTCGTGGTGCAGATTTATTAATTATTGATGATCCTCATACAGAACAAGACTCATTATCTAATACTGCTATGGAGAGATCATACGAGTGGTATTTATCAGGACCCAGACAACGATTACAACCAGGTGGTTCCATCTTATTAGTTATGACTAGGTGGGCTGAAGATGACCTTACTGGTAGACTGATCAAGGCTCAAGCAGAACCTAAAGCAGACAAGTGGAAATTAATTTCATTTCCAGCAATTTTAGATTCAGGAGTCCCTGTTTGGCCAGAGTATTGGAACCTAGAAGAATTAGAAAAAGTAAAAGCTTCATTAAGTATTAGGAACTGGTCTGCTCAATATATGCAGAATCCTACATCTGAAGAGGGTGCCATTATAAAACGAGAATGGTGGAAGCCTTGGAAGTTTGATGACATACCAAATTTACAACATGTTATTCAAAGTTATGATACGGCGTTTAGTAAAAAAGAAACTGCCGATTATTCTGCTATTACTACTTGGGGAATCTTTCAACCTAAGGAGGATCAACCTTTTGCAATGATATTATTAGATGCTATTAAAGGTAAATTTGATTTTCCAGAATTAAAGAATATAGCATTTGAACAGTATAGATACTGGGAACCAGAAACGGTTCTTATTGAAGCCAAAGCCTCAGGACAACCTTTACTACAGGAGTTTAGAAGAGCGGGTATACCTGCCGTAGACTTTAGTCCTAATAAAGGAAATGACAAGTTTACTAGGATAAATTCATGTGCCCCTGTATTTGAAGCGGGTAATGTTTACTATCCAGATGGTGAGAAATTTGCCATGGATGTTATTGAGGAGTGTGCTGCGTTTCCTCATGGCCAATATGACGATTATGTGGACAGTACTACTCAAGCCGTGTTAAGATACCGACAAGGAAGCTTTGTCAGTACATATATGGATTATGTGGAAGAAGAGCGTCCACCAAAAGAATATAAATATTATTAGGAGATAATTATGAAAAAATCAAAAAAAGTTAGTAAAGTTATGAAAGAATTTAAAGCGGGTAAATTAAAATCAGGTAAATCAGATAAGAAGGTTACCAACCCTAAACAAGCAATTGCTATTGCATTATCAGAAGCTGGTATGTCAAAAAATAAAAAAATTAAAGCACGAGAAGGTATGATGATAGAAGAAGCTCAGTCTCCAAGTTTAATGGGAGGACTAGGAGCACAAGCAGCACCTGAAGCTATGGGATCTGAAGGTATGTCATCTGATGATAGATTTTCAGAAATAGATTTAGATTATGCTGAAGAAGTTGCTAGAAGAGTTCCTCCAATGAAAGAAAAATCAATAACTCCAAAAGAGAGAAGAGAAAAAGATATTGCAAAAAGAGCCAAAAAGAAAATGGGTGGTGGCATGATGAGTGATGGTATTGCTAATAGAGGTTCAGGTATAGAAATGAAAAGCAAAGGCGGCATGGTCCGTGGACAAGGTATAGCGATTAGAGGTACAAAATTTAAAGGTATATTTTAATGGCTGAAAAAATTAAAAGTAATCCTGAACAATCTTATAGAAGAGCAAGAAGAAGAAAAACATTAGACGCTGCTGCTGTGAAAGAAGCACCAGATCCTTATTTAGAACGTAACGAATTTAAACCAGGTTTTTATGATCAACCAGATAGGCCTCCTATAACTGCAGAAACAATGTATGGTAAAGGAACTACAAGACAACTTGATGAAAGTATAATGTCACCTGATGATTCTATGTTGGTGCAATATCAACAAGACGGTGGATTAATGGATCAACCTCATTTGAATTATATGGGTGCAGCTAAAGGTAAATTTATTGCTAAAGGTTGTGGCAAAGTAATGAGTGATAGACGTAAAAAAACCAAGATGTATTAACTTTACATTAGTGTAATTTAATATAAAAGATTTGTATGGCAATTGAAGACAATAATCCAATAGGAGAAATAGATCCTTCCGTTGTACAAACGGATATGTCTGTTCCAGCAGAACCTGTAGATATTCAAGTTGAAGGACAGGAAACTCCTGTAATGGAGGAACCTAAAGAAGATTTCTATCGTAATCTTGCAGAAGACATGGATGATAGAATGTTAGATAAAATTTCTTATACATTACTAAGTGATTACAAACGAGATAAAGAATCTAGACAAGATTGGGAACAAGGTTATGTAAGTGGTTTAGATTTATTAGGATTTAGATACAAAGATCAAACAAGACCTTTCCAAGGAGCATCAGGCGTAACTCATCCATTACTTGCAGAAGCAGTTACACAATTTCAAGCACAAGCTTATAAAGAATTATTACCATCTTCAGGACCTGTAAGAACACAAGTCATTGGAGCAGATGATCAAGAAGTTGAGAATCAAGCACAACGTGTAGAAGATTTTATGAACTATATGTTAATGGAGAAGATGGAAGAATATACTCCAGAGTTTGATCAGTTATTATTTTATTTACCACTTGCAGGATCTGCATTTAAAAAAATTTACTATGATGAAATGATGGGGCGTGCAGTATCTAAATTTGTACCTGCAGAAGATTTAGTAGTTCCTTATTATGCAACAGATTTAAAAGATTGTGAAAGAATTACCCACATTGTTAAAATGTCAGAGAATGATATTCTTAAAAAACAAGAAGCTGGTTTTTATAGAGATATAGAATTACAAGAAACAAATCCTAATGAGAGTGATATTCAAAAGAAGTATAATCAATTAGAAGGTACTCAATCTCCAGGTAATAATATAGATTTTCAATTTAATATATTGGAGATGCATGTAGATTTAGATTTAGAAGAATTTGAAAAGACTTCTAATGATAAAGATAAAAATATTAAGATTCCATATATTGTAACTTTAGATGAAGGGTCACAAAAAATATTATCTATCTATAGGAACTATGATGAGAAAGATCCATTAAAGATTAGAAAAGATTACTTTGTACACTTTAAATTTTTACCAGGTTTAGGATTCTATGGGTTTGGTTTAATTCACATGATTGGTGGATTATCTAGATCAGCAACTCAAGCTCTAAGACAATTATTAGATGCTGGAACATTAGCAAATTTGCCAGCTGGATTTAAAGCTAGAGGTTTAAGAATTAGAGATGACGATCAACCATTCCAACCAGGTGAGTTTAGAGATGTAGATGCACCAGGCGGAAACATTAAAGATCAATTCCAATTACTTCCATTTAAAGAACCTAGCCCAACTCTATTTCAATTAATGGGTTTCTGTGTTGAAGCAGGACAACGTTTTGCAGCAATCGCAGATATTCAAGTTGGAGATGGTAATCAACAAGCTGCTGTTGGAACTACTATTGCATTATTAGAAAGAGGCTCAAGAGTAATGTCAGCTATACATAAGCGTTGTTATTATTCTATGAGAACTGAATTTAGATTGTTACATAAAATATTTGCAACGTACTTACCTCCTGTATATCCATATGCAGTTTATGGTGGAGATCGTTTTGTAAAACTTACAGACTTTGATGACAGAGTAGATGTAATACCAGTTGCAGATCCAAACATATCTTCATTATCACAAAGAGTAACTCTTGCTAATGAAACATTAAAGATTGCAATGTCTGCTCCAGAACTACATGATATTAAAGAAGCTTACAGAAGAGTGTATCAAGCATTAGGAACTCAGAACATTGAAGAGTTATTAAAACCAGAAGTTTTAAAGATTCCAAAAGATCCTGCTATTGAAAACATGGAAGCATTACAAATGAAAATGCCAACTGCTTTTCCAGAACAAGATCATGATGCACATATAACAGCTCACTCATTATTTATTAAAACAAGAATGGTACAAATTAATCCTGCGGTATATGCATTACTACAAGGACATATTTCAGAACACATTTCACAAAAAGCTTCACAAGAAGTTGTTGAAGCAATGGCAATGAATCCAGAAGATCAAATGTTAGCACAAGAGAATCCAGAAATGTTTACAATTAAAATGAATGGAGCAATTGCTCAACGTACTGTAGAACTTACTGCACAACTACAACAAGCAGAAGCTTCGGGTGAACAACAAATAGATCCATTAGTTGCATTGAAACAAAGAGAGTTAGATCTTAGAGCAATGGACTTACAAATTAAACAAACTAATATTTCTACAGACAATGCTTTAAACGCTTCTCAATTTAAAGTTGATACTTTAATGAAGCAACAGGAACTGGAAATTAAAGATAAACAATCTTATGATAGATTAAATATCGCTAAAGAAAAAATTCAATTAGCTAGAGAGAAACAAAACAAAAGATGATTAAGAAAGAAAAAGAACCAAAGCTAGGTAAGCGATTTGGACCACCTCCATTAAAAGGTCCTATGCCACAAATTCCACCAGTAGATAAATCATTAAAAAAGTTGTAATATAGTGTCTATGTTAAATGCAATTGCACCACTAGCTAAAATATTATTTAGTACAATTGAAAAATCTGTACCTGATAAAGACTTACAAGCAAAGTTAAAAGCTGATTTACAAACTCAATTAATGCAGTCGCATACTCAAGAGTTAACTGCTGCAGCAAAAATTATTGAGGCAGAGGCCAAAGCGGGCTGGTTCGCATCGAGCTGGAGGCCCCTTTTAATGTACGTATTAATTTTTATATTAGTATGGAATTATGTATTAGGACCTGTAATCTTATTCTTTTTTAAAGCTTCTATAACAATTCAATTACCAGGTGATGTTTGGACACTTCTTCAAATTGGCCTTGGGGGGTATGTCGTAGGCCGCAGTGCGGAATCAGTTGCACGAACTATGGCTAACAAACCACAACCAAAAGAGCAAGAAAACGGGTAGTGAAATACTTAGTTATTATGTTATTGCTTTTTTCATGCAATAATATAAATTCACCAAATATAGATAAACCAATATTAAAAATTGAAAAAGCATTCTAATGTTAGAACGATTAAAAGATTTAATAGCTAAAAACTTTTCTAATAAAGAAATAGAAAAGAAAAATAATATATTAATGAAAAGCCGTAAAGAAGTAGATATTAATGGTAATGGAACTTCTGGTTATACGATTAAAGAAGGTGAGCATAAGGGAATCGTTCTTGGCCATATCAAAAGAAATAAAAATGTTATTTAATTTAATAAAAAAATTCTCATCTTGGTTAGACTATTGGATCTGGAGACAAGAATTAAAAAGAAAAATTAAAAGAAATAAGAATGGCTAAAACAATTTTAGTCACAGGTGCAGCTGGATTTCTAGGCTCGCATATTTGTAAAGAATTACTTAATAGAAAATACGAAGTCATAGGTGTAGATAATTTATTAGGAGGAGATAAAGCAAACATTCCTTTCTTAAATAATTTTTATAAATTAGATTGTGCAGATTTTAAATCAATGCTTAAAATTACAAAAGACATTGATGTATTATTTC